CGTAACGGGCCAAGGCTTGTATTCCACACCCCGCCACCAGATGGACTTGGCCAGCAGCTCGGTGCCAGCCGTGAGCGCCGCCTGCACCTCTTGCGGGGTGTGCTTGACCAGCGTGCCGTGGAAGTACTCGATATCACCGCCAAAGGCCGTGCAGTCGATTTCAAACAGTTGGATCAGGTCGCCCGGGTTCAGGCCCTGAACGTCAGCGGAAAAGCCCATACGGCCCCCTTATGGATGGAATGTGGTGGTGAACGTCACGGTCAGCACGTAGAAGTCGCCGCCCTTGGGTTCCCAGCCGATGCCCGTGGTGTAGCGGAACAGACCCAGCTCCCCGGCCGGCGGCGTCCAGGCAAAGGCCTTGCCGCCTCGATGCCGGCGCAGAAAGTCACGAATGGGTTTGACGTAGGCCAGGCGGCCGGCGAAGGTCAGCGGCCACGTTTCGGTGACCGCGTTGATGCCCTCGCCCACCACCTGGCTGTAACCGTCTCCGTAGCTGTTTTCCCGTAGCCGCTGGTTTTCCTCGCCTTGGGCGATGTTTCGCGCCTGCCAGGTGAATTGCTCAAGTGCCATGGGGTTTCCTATCGCTTGATCATTGCCCGGCGGATGGTGCCGCCGTCCGACAGGTCGCGGGCCAGCAGGCGGTAGTGCTGTTTTTCAACGTACGCGCCCAGCTCGGCGCCGAACTGTTCCAGCCCCGGCGGGGCCTGCGTTTGGGCGCTGCCATCGGATTCGATGGTGATGTACACAATCGGCGCCGCGCCGCCTGCAGCCGCTGCCTTGCCGGCCTCGGCCGTGGCCAGAAAGTTCTTGAGGTCACCGTTCGTGCGCCGGTCGACGACCCGTTCGCCCTGATCCAGCAGCCAGGTGCCTTCACGGGGGACGTTATCGATACCGTCGTGCGCCATGCCAGTCAGGGCCGTGGCGGCAATCATGCCCACCGAGGCATAGCCCAGGCCGCGAATCATCATCGCCATGGGCGGGCCTGCAATGGGGCCAAGCTGGAGCGCCTGAACGGCTGCCACCTCAGTACCAATGATCGCTTGCGCGATGCTCGCCGCCTTGCTGGCCAGGAACATCACCTTGTAGGCGGCTGAACCTTTCTGCCCCAACTGCTCGAGCATGCTGGCCGCGTCACCCGTCACAGTGGAAAACATGCTCAGGGTGGCCATTTGATAGGCGCTACCCAGCGCACTCATGCGCTCGTTGTTGGTCTGGGTGATCGCCGCCACGTTGTCGGCATGCTGCTGTTCGTTGATCAGCTTTTCATCCAGGAACGTCTTCTGCCGCTCCAGTTCGGCTTCCTGCCATTTCTCCTGCTCCTGCTGGGCTTTGGTGATCTTGAGCATTTCGCCGGCCGCGCCGCCCACCGTGGCGTCCAGGCCGCTGAACTTCGGCGCCTGGGTAATGGCCGCCTTGCTGAACTGGCCGGTGGCCTTGTCGTACTGCTCAGGGCTCACACCGCCGGCCGCCTGCGCTTCCTTGAGCAAGCGCACCCGCTCGCGCATCTGCGTCAGCAGTTTCTGTTCGGCCGATTCCGACTGGGCAATCAAGTCCTTGTAGGCTTTCTGCGCATCCAAGGCATCCTTGGCGATAGCGGCTCGCTCCAGCTCCTTTTTCTGCAGGTCGCTTAGCCCTTTCAGTTCGCCCTGCGTCGTCGCATAGCGCACCTTGGCCAGCTCGGTGGTCGCGCCGTACAGCGCGGCCTGCTCCTGCAGGGTGGCCAGCTGCCGCTTGAAGGCATCGTCCAGCTGCTTGGCCCGGCGCTCGGCGGCCTCGCCGGCCTGCTTGCTTCTTCGCTCGCTCTCTTCGCGGGCCTTCTTCGCCGCACCCTCGGCATCCGCCGCCTTGGCCGCCGCACGCGCCTGCTCAGCCAGCTTGCGGCCGGCCTCGGTGTCGTCCAGACCATCAGCCTTGATCGCCCGGTTGACCTCGCCCAGCTCGCTGGGATCTTTGAGCTTGGCCGCCTGCTCGGCGTAGTTGGCAATGCGCTTTTCCCAGGCGCTGATGGTGGTAGCACTGGGCGGCTGGATGCTGTTGAGGCCCTGCCCCACCCCTTCGGCGGCCGCCTTGGCGCCGTCCATGACGCCGTTAAGGGTGGTGATCTGGTCGCCCAGCACGCTGACCTGGCCGATCGTCTCCTGATACTGGCCGGCCAGCTGCTGCAGGGTGCTGCGTACTTCCTCGTTCGGCTGGATGCTGCTGGCCAGGTTCTGCGTGGCTTGGTCGACGTCGATCCCGCCGGCGATGCTGCGGCGGAAGTTGGCCGCTGCGGATTGCCGCTGGTATTGGTTGGCCCCGAAACGCTGGCCCCCGAGGTAATCGCCCGAAGGCCCCTGCGCAACCGCCTGCATTTCCTTGACGATGGCCGCCGCCCGGGTTTTCGCCTGCTCCTGTTCCTCGATCAGCTTGCTCAGGATCGGCCGGCGCTGGGCGTTGCCCAGTTCCTCCCATTCCTTGCGCAAGTCTGCAATGGGCCGCTTGAGGTCGACGGCGGCCGCGTTGGCCGCCTCGGCGTTGGAGCTGAACAGCAGGAAACCGGCCGCCGTACCGGCCACCAGGGCGGCCAGGCCGACCGGGCCACCCAGCAGCGACAGCAGGCCGGCGCCGGCACGGGCGCCGAGCGACGACGCCGCCGCGTTGGCGGTCTGCGCCGCTGTCAGGGCTCTAGTGGCCTGCAGCTCGGCTAGCTTGGCGTCAGTAAGTGCCAGCGATGCAGCTGCCGCCTCGACGGCGCTGGTGGCAAGCATCACGCGGCGTTGCGCAACGATCGTATCCGCCTGAGCCACCCGCAACGCCATGGCCGCCGAATCCATCTGCGCGGCGGTACGGCCAATCTCGGCCGAGGTTGCCGCCCGGGTCGCGGCGACCTGCGCACGCAAGGCGGCAACGGCCTCCAGCGAACGCTTGGTCAGGTACGTGACGCCGGTGGCCGCAGCGCCGGCGGCCAGCAGGTCGAGGTTATTGCCGGCCAAGGTCAGTGCCGACGACAGCGCTTGCGTACTGCCGGTGGCCCCGTCCATGCCGCCCACCCAAGCCTGCATGGCGTTTTTCAACGTAGTGAAGCCCGAACTGACCGAGTTCGGCATCTGCTTGTATTCTTCGCGCAGGACGCCCAGCTGGCTGATCAACGCCGGCACGATCTTATCAATGGTCAGCTTGCCGTCATCGGCCATGCCCTTGAGTTCGCGGCGCTGCACGCCCATACCAGCCGCCAGGGCGCGAATGATCCTGTCGCCGCTCTCGTTGACTGCGTTGAACTCTTCACCGCGCAGAACGCCTTGGGCGAGCGCCTGCGACATCTGCGTCACGACTGAGCCGGTTTCCTCGGCGCTGGCCCCGGACACCTGCAGACCGGTAGCCAGCACCTCGGTCAGTTGCACCGCATCGCTTGAGCTGTAGCCGAATTCGCGCAGCGAAGCGGCCGAGCGGGAGAACAGATTCGCGTTGGAGCCGAACGCGGTCCCGGTTTTTTGCGATAGATCAAAGATGGCTTGCTGGTTGTCGAGAAAGTCGGCCTGACTGGACGAAGCCAGCTTGAGCCGCGCATTGATTGAGTTCCAATCGTCGGCCATGCCGATAAGGCTGCCGGCAGCCAGTGCGCCGGCCATAGTACGAACGTAGTCCCCGGCACTGGCCGTCAGGCTCTGCAGCGCGCCGTTCTGCGCCTCAATCGCGGCGTGCTGGCTACGCCAACCGGCCGCCGCATCGCGGTTGCCCTGGGCAATGGTGCGCAGATAACCCTGGCCCATCCGGCTCGCCCGCGACATTTCGCGCTGATAGGCGCTTGTCTCGGCCGAGACGCTGACGACCAGGGACCGTAAGGTTTGCCCTGCCATGTGCAGCCCTCAAAAAAAAGCCCGCTCAAGGCGGGCTGTCGTTACTGTCACGCGGGCTGTCTGGTTCGTTGCTGCGATCGATCGCAGCGCGGCCCCGCAGGTAGGCAAAGAACGTGTCGGCTGCCGACTCTTCCGGCTCGTCCTCTTCCTGCTCCGGTCGCTTGCTCCACGGCGGCAGCATGTCCACGGCGCTCACTTTCATCCCCGCCGCCTGCAGCGGCGCAGCCGCCATCATCGCGGCCAGTACATCGCCACGGGTGTCGCTCAGGGGGGACTGTTGATCGAAGGCGCGCCACAGGAAGTATTCCTCTGCCGGCATATCGTCCAGCTCGCTCAGGGTGCGCCCCAAGCGCAGGGCAAGCGCCATCTTGAACGCCAGGCCAGGCTCCGCCGTCAGGCGTTTCCCGCGTCGGCTACCGGGTCGCTGGGCTGATCCTCGGTGCCGACCTTCACGCCGCTCAAGGCGAAGATGCGGGCGACCAGCTCGTCGTGCACATGGGTGAAGTTCTGCGCAACCTCGGCAATGTCCTGACCGCGCTGGGCGGTACCGGCCGGGGCAAACACCGGCACACGCTTGGCATCGCGCAGGGTGGTCACCAGCAGGTAGGCATACAGCGCCCGGGCACCGTAGGGCTTCCACGGCTCGTCCAGCGGATCAGGCGGCGGCAGCTCGGCATCTTCTCCCAGCGGCACCGGCGACAGCGCCTGGGTCATGCGGGTGTACTCCGACCACTCGCTGAGGGTCAGGCCGCGCAGGTAGACCGACTGGCCCCACGCGGGCACCGATACCAGCTCGCTGCGCACGTTGCGTTCCATGCTGACCGCCGAGGCGCGCACCGCGTCGGCCAGGCTATTGCGGCGAAACAGCTTGTTCAGCCAAAGCCAGTTCATGCCCCACCCCCTTCCGGTGCCGCATCCCACTTCACCTTGC